GTGATAACGTATTGCTCTTGACCAACAAAGTCTTGAGCCAACAGTGTCCAAGTACCAAATCCGCAAACACCAAATGAAGGCATTTCAGCACCGTTTTTAACAGTACCAGAAATGTATTGCAGGATGTTTTGACGAGTTGGGTTAACAGAGCCAGCGGCATACTGTGATGATTTCCACCATGTGTATGTGCTACGGTCAATGTTGCCGTATGTACCAGAGTTAGCAACAGCAGCGGGTAAACCGATGAACTGTTGAGTATTCGTGGTGTTGGTGTACAAGGCTGTAGCCATTGCATCCATCATTACGTTGGTTGCATCGTTCATACGAGCTTCAATCAACGGAATAATAGCGGCATCTTGCTGAACTGCGCCTTCCATACCGAGGAACGGCACGGGAGAAATCATCAGTTTCAGGTCGAATTCAGCGTTGTAAGCACCTTGTTGAACTGACGGTTGGGCAAAAGAGCCACTGTAGTCAGACCACTGAGCGTTTACAAACTGTGCACCTTGGACGGGTACAGTTACAGAAGACACACCACCAGAAGCAGACTGACTGTTTGCAATCAGTGCCGCCATCAAGGGCGTGGAGTTATAAAGCTGGACAACCAGCTTGGGGATAAAAGCTCTACGAGTTACATAAGTCAGTTCGTTGAACTGTGCTGACCCTGTAGCTGGTAGGATGCCGCCGCCAATAGCCATAAGGCCTCCTTACGTGGTTTAAAAAATTACCCTCTTACAACCCAATAGGACGTTGCGGTTTCCGCAGGTCATTGAGTGCATTCATTGCCTCATTACGAGCAGCGGCTACTGGATTCTTCCAATACTTGTTCAAGTCAAATTGCTTGACAGCACTTGGGTTGTATCCAGTTGAAGTAGGCACTGCTGCTTGCTTCATCCACTGATGGTATTCGGCTGCTGTTTCGTGGTTAGTGATACCACGCTCCAACATAATTTTTTCTACATCACCGACTTCTGACTCATTAGAAATCAAACCTTTTTTCATCAAAGATTGTCTGCGCTTTTGAAGTTCTTCAATTGCTTCTTTCTCACGCAACTTGGCTTCCAAGGCTTGCACACGGTCTTCAGAGCGGTTAACCGCACGTTGTGTGTAGTCTTCAATGTCAAGTTCTGGAATAGGAAGGTCTGGTTTGACCTTCTTAGTCATACGCAAGAAGTCTTTGCGAGTTTCAGGATTTTCCGCAAGAGTTTGAGCAAGTGCTGCCAACTCATCACGGGCTTCTAAGGAAAGATTTTCTAGTGACATAAAGTTACCCTCTTTATACGATTAAATTACACGCTTACCATCGCCTGGCTTTTGGACAGCCATGCTTGATTTGTTCACTTTGTTTGGTGCGCTCAAGCCGCCAAACTGAGAGAAACGTGGTGTGTTGGTGACAACGCCATTTTGTTGGTTGTTGTCAGTTGGTTTGCGAGGTGCTGCTGCGCCTCTGGGCTTAAAGAGTTCCATTTTGATTCCTTACATTGGGGGGGGAGGAGGCATACCGCCTTGTGGCGGCATACCAGGGATAGGTGCTTGAGCCATTGCTCTGCCTTCAGGGGTAGCACCACCCGCCTGTGGCAAGGTTTGCAGTAACTGAAGAATTTCAGATTGCTGTAATTCGTCAGTCTTGCCTTTTTTCTGACCAATCAGACCTGAAAGCATCCGAATAGCGTTGAGGGCTTTTTTGCCCTCTTCTGAAACAGAGCCAAGAGCAGGAAGGGATTGTTCAAGCAAGTCAATAGCCATACTTATGTTAATAAGTGCAGCTTCCTTATTTCCCATCTTGGGTTCTGGAGTGGACATGGGAGAAGCCATTGGAGGAGCTTCAGGAAGTTCCGTATCCATTTCTTCTGGCATTTCGTTAGGGGTGGGTGCACCCGCAGCCGCTTGGCTACCTTTCATTAACTCCATCAACTTATCTGGTGGAACACTCATAATCACTCCTTGCCGTGTTTGTAACCACTTACAAACATTTTGTCAATAGGTAGAGGGCATTTTTTGTCAGCCCTCTGTAGACATTACTTACGACCTTTACGGGCTTTGCGTCCCATACGAGCCATTTTAGGAGCCATTTTTGCTTTTCCGTACATCATGATAATTTCCTTTTACAAGGCCACCTCAAAGGGGAGGCAGCCACACCCTTCCTTGCGGAATCTTGGATTAACGGCGGCACTTACGTCCACTTTTTGCCTTCATGTTCATCTTGTACTCCCATATTGTTTGCGGTTAGAGTCACGTTGACTCCTCCCGTATGAGGTTTTATACCCTGTTTGACGCATTGTCAAGTTAGGTGCAGCTTCATTTCTTTTCAAAGAAGCGGTATCCACCCGTGGTTGGTCAGCCGTAGGCTGTGTCATTCCAGCGTTGTTTGAAACCATCATGCCACCTTTTGTAAGTTTGGTTTACCTTCTGGCGTTGGAGGTTGAGCTTGTTGCTTTTCCTCTGCCTTTTTCAAGCGTTCCAACAATAATTGTTTCATTGGAGGCTCAATCATGTCAAGCAAAGATTCTTTGTCAATTACACCAGCCTGGAACAACTCAAACGCCATCTTACGGCTGTCTTCCATAAAGATAGGTGAATTTGAGTGAGCATCCACTTTCACAACAAAATCACGGGTGAACTGGTCTGCAATAAATTTTATACCACGCCCGTCTGTGTAATGGGTGTTGTCATACACCTGCATACATTTAAGGTACAGGGTAGCCATCTTTTCTAAGCTGTCTTCAATAACGAGTGCCCGTTTCTTGGCTCGGCTTGAGCCTAGTCGTGCAAGCGTGGATGCGTGACCAGAGGAGCGTACACCTGCTTCACCTCTGCCTTGCAGCACAGAAACAATGCCAGATGCTTCTTCAAACATCAGGTCAACTTCTCCAATCTCACGGAACAAATCAGGCGGGATAGTAGGTGCTAACTTCTCTACTTTTGCATTTGGCATATCGGTTGCAAGCAAGCCACCAGCACGGTTGAGCGCAAAGTTCTTCTCGTCCAAGATGCCTGTAAAGCCAATCAGGGCGGTAGGTGGGCTGACTTGTTTGGAGAGCAAGTCTAAGATTTCCGTCATGCGCTTGTTGCGTAATTGCTGAAGGTAAATCAAGCGTTGGACTTCAGACGCACCCCAGTAGTAGTCGTACAGTGGATTGGGGCAGATTTGGATGAAAGGCAGCTCACCTTTGAGGAACATGCTTTCGCCAGAGCGGTCATAAATAATGACGTTGGGGTCTGCTTTGGTTACAACTTGATAATCTTTTGTCTCGTCATTCCATACCCAAAGTTCAATCATCTCAATGGTATCTTCTGAGACTTGGGCTTTGTAGGTGGGGTTACCAGACAGGTCTAAGTTGACGTTACCGTACATGGACGGGTTAGTTTGAGAGAGGATGATGCGCTGGATACCGTTGGCAATTTCGGTACGCTCATGCTGTGTAGACATGACTCGTTTGACGATAGCATCTCTGTCGGGATGGCTGTAAAGTCTGTCAAACAACTCGGACTTTGTGATGTAGTAGGAGTGGACTAGAGCTTCTTGTCTGTCTGTATATGCACTGTCTTCACGTAGTACGCCAATACAGGCGGGTTCTACCATGTAGGGGTGGATACCATTGTTAATCACGAGCTTGACAAAGGTTGTGTTGTAGCAAAGTGACCACGTTACTGCTGTTGAGAACACCTGGTCAGCATTGCTATTTAGCCATTCGTCATTCAAGGCTTTGGAAAGGGTTGGGACTTTAATCTGTTCATCTACAGATACAGCCGCACCCGTGTGGATAGAGAACTTGGTGGTTTCTGCTGAATACAGGAACGAGGTAAGTTGGTCTATGTGCGGGTAAATCTTGTTGTAGATGGCAGGTACGTCATCAGGTGCGTTACCAAACAGGTAGTAGCTTCGCAGAGATGAATAATCTACTTTGCGCTGCTCACGACTGACGAGACACTTTTCTATAAGGTCAAGATAGAACTGTTCTCTGGCTACTGGTTCTTTAGGAATTCTCATTGCTTCACCTGTAAGTTATCTGGGTCTGCCATATAACTGGCAGTTCTCGGCCCTTGCAGGTCACCCGCTGCTTTGGGATTGATGCCTACAGATTCTCCGTTAACAGACTTAAATTGTCCACCCATCACAGATTTCATGCTAATGTTGCCTCCACCGCCCCAGATTACAGAGTCGCCAGGGCGAGATTGCCGCTGTTGCTGCTGATTTTGGGCTTGCATAGCGTCTGTAGCCTCGGCAAACTGCTTGTCTGTGAGCTTATTCTTGCGTTTCATGTAGCCAGTCTGGTGTTCACCAGCTTTGGTGGACTTAATATCCGTCATGTCGTACTCAATAGCAAGTTGCTTTAAGTTTTTGTCGGTTGCGGATGTTTTTGGTGACCTTGTGCCCACAGGCTTCAAGTGAACAATGGAAATGTCCCCTTTACACAGTTTCATAGGGCATTCTGGCTCCCAAGCCTCAAAAATACCGTGGTTTGTGCAGTAATAGTCTCTCAGAATTGCCATTTTTACCCCCTAAGTGCTTCGTCAAGTGTTATTTCGCTGTAATCGTGCCTGTTTACCATCCCAACCTTCACTTTTATGCCATCTGACGTTACTTGTAACCCCATTTTTGGCATAAATACGGGCTGAGATGTCTTTCTGTAGTCCACATATCGGGTGTTATCTATGCGTTTCATCACCTTTACGTTACCTGCTTTCCACTGTTGGTAGGCTTTACTGACCCTACGCTGCACCGTTTCGGTGAGTGGTTCGGTGTTATAGATGAAAACATCATAGAAATGCCCATGACTTATACCTGCAAGTTCGGCAAACAGGGCTATAGAGATGCCTCTATCCTTGTCGGCATTGAACCTTTGCATGTGTTTTGTGAGTTCACGCTTGCTTAACGGGGTCATATCTGTACTCCAATGTGTATCCTTGGCCTTGCAAGAAGTCTAAAAAGTCCACTTCTCCGTATGCTTTTGTCGGGTCAGAGGGGACAACTATGTGGTTAGTGCTTACCAGCTTCCTTGACTGGGCATGATGTCCCAATAACTTGTTGTAATCAAAGCCATCTTCGTGAAAACCGTTCCCCACATACTCTATGCTGAAGTATTTGGCTATCTCATCAGGGCAATACTTATAACCATAAGACTGAAGAAGCGGCTTCAATATAGCTGAGAGTTGTGCATCCTCATTCCAACCGTGTATTTCATTGCTATTCAAGTGCATGATGCCGTGCTTATTACAGGCTTCTAAGAAACGCTTACTTCTCAGGGAAAACCCGCCGTTCTGCACTACCTTCACAGGCTCTGTAGCTTGAATCCAAGAAAAGTGTAGGTACAGATTACCATCACCAAAAGCGCAATGTGAGGGTGCGCCTATGTAATCGTAGTCATAGTATTCAGGCTTGAAGTTCTTTCCGTTAAGCACCCACCCATCGTCTTGGACGATAAGGCAGTAGTCAGTCTCTATGTAGGCGTACAAGCCGTGCATCATGAAGAGGGAATACCCAAGGTAGTCTATGTTGTGGCAACGCTTCCAGACTACATTGCTTGGCAAGTTTGGGGGTTCTTCTATGGAGATGAGCAAGCCCTGTGAGCCTGGCAACTCTTGCATAGACTTCACTATGGAAGGTATGGCAGATGCACCATTGTTGTGCCCATACACAGACACGATGGTCAGTTGGTCATGAACCATACATTCCAATCCTCTTTAAGTAATCACTTACGTTTCTGCCAACAGCAATTTGTTCAGGGGAGAAAGACTCTTGTGCTGCGCTCACATTGCGGGAGAGCTTGTGTGCTATCAATCTAGGCTGAATCTGCTCTGCGTAGGCAACAGCAGCAAGGGCAGAGGCAATCACACGGTCATCTTTACCCCGACCAGGTGCACCCAAAAAGCCACCTTCTCGCACGATACCTTTCATTTCTTCTAAGGTATCCATGCTGAAGATGCCCATCATGCCCCGCTCAAAATAGTCTTTCATGTACTGCAACATACGTTCCTTGCTGTTGCTTGTAGTTAGGTATCCAATGCTGTTTGACAAGCCCCCTAGCGTGTCATTCCTGCGCCAAATGTAGTTTGTCATGCTACCCAACACATCCATCAAGTCCCGCCCTGTAGCCCCGCCCATAGAGGTAGCCAAGCGTTTTAAGTTTCTGAGTTCGTTAATCACAGCTTGCCCTGGTCCGTTAACTTCCAAGTTAAGGGTAGAGTTCTTGTAGGCTCCTGCAAGGTGAGCTATCACCCACGCAAACTGGTAGGTGTTGAGTTCAGAGGTTGCAAACTCTGCTACTTGGTCTAAGCCATCTGCATAACAGCGGTAGACCTGAATACAGAACCTGTCTGCCCAATCAGAGCTGCCGTAGGCAGGGTCAGCACCAATAACGTAGTAGGCACTGTCTATAGGCTCTTCCCATACTTTGAGAGAACCCAGTCTTTCAGTGGACTTGAGGACTTCTGTGTCTTGGAACAGTTGACCAAAAGAATACCTGTAGTAATCACACTCTGTCTTCTTACTGAGCTTGGCAGCTTCCGTACAGCGGGTATGTGAGAAGAAGGATGTGCCAGTCATCACAAAGGCATAGTCCTCAGTGGGTGGAAACTCTTGGTACATCAGGGCATCGTCTTTGATACCTTCGTACATCTTCCATCTCCACCAAGCCATCTGACGAGAGTTAATCTCAAAGCCGTAGAGCTTCTTAATATCTTTGTGCCACTCTTTCTCTTCACCTGTCAGCTTGCCATCCCAATACACCTTATAGATGTTGGAGTCAGCAGGGACTTGGTAATACTCATTCCTCCACCAACCGCAGAAGATTGCACGTTGAGTCTTTGCTCGCTTGGCAGTCTTGTACATGTCGTGGAACATGTTGAAGCCTTGAGCCGTACTCTCAAACATGTACAGCCTTTCAGGGTTCTTCTCAGCAAGTGAAGCTATCAGGGAGGCTAGGCCTTCTTCGTTACCCCATGAGGCAGTCTCTGTCCCATGTAGGTAAGTGATAGCTTTACCTTGCCCCAGTCTAGATTTGTTACCAGCGATTTGGTAAAAGAGTCTTGACCTGTTCTTGAGAACCATTTGGTTTCTATTGTGGGCAACCAGCGGTATCTTGTACTCTTTAGGGAGTCCTTCGATATACATAGCCAGTGTTGAACGGAACATGTCTCTGTTCTCTTCTGTATCCGCAACCAATGTACCTTGCCATCCAGGATGGGTGAACTGCCAGTAAAGGTCAAGTGCCAAGGAAATAGTTGTTATACCAAGCTGCCTACCTTTGAGAATGACAAAGAAGTGGATGTCTTCATCTAAGCCTTTCTGTATCTCGTCCATCACATATGTCTGAGTACCCAACAGGTTACCCATCTTCTTCAAGCCCTCTTCCTTAGTCTCAATCTTGAGTTCGGAACAGAACTTGTAAAACTTCTTTAAATCAAAGTTCATCTGTTTTCCAGTTGGCAATAGCTATCGCTACTTCCTTGTTCTTGGCACATGCTATTAACTCTCGGTAGTGGGTAGGGTTGTACTTCTCCTCCCACTCCTTTGCCAGCCTAATCTTGTCCATCTTCTTAATGCAAGACAAGGCTCGCCTCATCTCTTGCTGTAGCCGAATACGACTGTCCCGTAATGCCATCCTCGTAGCCAACCTTGTATCCATACTCCACAGCTTCCTGTATACCCATAGCCATCATCAACATCCTCTGCTCTGTCTGATAAACACGGTTAGCCAAGAGGCGACATGCCTCCCGCAACTCGTCTTCATTCATCCACAGCAGCTCTGACACTATGCAGTCCTCCAAACCCTTACCTGGTCACCATCCGTCTTGGCAGTGAACACCCTACCCAACCTCTTACCAGCCCTGTAATTGGCGTTTAAGACCTTTGCACGGGCTTCTAGCGGTACACAAAAGCTATCCCCTACCTCCATATCCTCGTAAGGATAAGCATAGACAACCCTAGGTCTAGGCATACTCACACCACTTTCCAGCACTAACTCTGTAATCATATTAACCTCTCTACCAATAACCACATAGTATAGACAAAAAAAGGGTTAGTCAAGGGCTTGAGTCTTGACTAACCATTAAGGACAACTGCAAAGCAACTATACCAAAAACTAGATTTTTTTTATGGGGGGCGAGAAGTGGGGTGCACGTCTTTTCAGACCCACAAACCCAAATGCGAGTGCCAAAAGTCTAGCATCTAGCGTGTGGTGTAGCGTCTAAGCCCATACCCAAAATCTAGAATGGTAGCGTGTAGCGTGTAGGGGAAATGTCTATACTTACAAGCACGGGATGAGGTAGACCCCATGTTACCCCGATAAGCTACCAAGCTATTGCATAGATTACCTATTACATAACACACCTAGAATAGAATTAGTATACTACATAGACTAACCCTAGGCTAACTACCGTTGTCTTAACTAAGTTATTAACAGTATTGTGCATAAGTTAGAGTTATCCACACTATCCACAGGGTGCACTGTTATGGTGATTATGTGATTAGTTATGGTGCATGGTATAGGTAGATTGTGCAATTATGGTGCATAGCTATTTTGTAGAATGTAGCAAAATCAAGGGTTTAGATATTGGCATGATACGTGCATTATATTTATCGTTGACATTTACTAGCACGGTGCAAAGTAGAGTTATCAACAACACACAAGGGGCATAGTATGCAATTAGAAGCGATATATCATGAAGCACATTACAAGGGTAATGCAGCCGTTCAAATGACTACCGTTACACCTATGGTAGTTCAACAACGTGAAAACCCTCTTAATGACGCATCAAGGGTTGTAAAAGAGTATTACGTTAATGACGGTGTTTGCGGGTTTGCTAGCGTTACCGTCAAACCCGCTAATAGTAAGTTCGCTAAGTTCTTAGTAGCTAACGGTTTAGGCCGTAAGTCATTTAATGGAGGTGTAAGCATGTCAATACGTGACTTCAATCAATCGTTGCAAAAAAAGGAAGCATATGCACATGCTTTTGCTAGCGTATTGAATGAGCATGGTATTAAGGCTTATGCTGAGTCTAGAATGGATTAAAGTCTAGCGTATGGCCTAGCGTGTCTAGGCCATGCGATATACTTTGTATATCAATCAATCAACTTTAAGGGGTTAGTAACCATGAAAACGATTTTAGTATGTAATGCAATAGGTTCGTTCCTATTGATAATTTTTAGCATGTATTGTTTTGGCATAGCAGCCATAACAGAATTAGAGCTATTAGCAGTATTCCTTTTTAGCGTGTTTACGGGGTTTTATAGCTTGTATGAAGCAAACAACTTACCTTACACCGATTAAAGGGAAAACCATGCTAACACTTAATATGGATACACCATCAAGCTATTTCACACCTAAACAAGCTGCTTTTATATGCTCTCAAAATAACGTCACTGATGACGAATGGACGTATAAAGTTGAAAACGTGGGCAACGAAAAGGGGTTTGTAGTCATACGGGTTTATGATGAAGACAATCAACCCTTAGGATACTTCTAACATTTCAACCCGTAGGCCATGCTAACCCGTGGCCTACAAGGTGCAATGTTGCACTATTTAAAATGAGGTAAGTTACCATGCAATTTTCAATTTTACGTAAGCAACTAAAAGGTTTAGGCCGTTTTGCAGCAACAAAGGACATTCGCTATTACTTGAACGGTTTACATGTCGTTCAAAACAATAGGGGCACGTATATCGAAGCAACTAATGGCCATATGCTAGGCCGTTTGCTTATTGATGAAACACCGATAGCAACCCCTGGCAGTGTCATTTTACCGTTTGAATCGGTGAAAAGCCTGGCAGCAACGGGCAAAAAGGGTAATGAGTCACTATGCTTTACCGTTGACGGGGTAAAAGTTACCGTTATCAACCCTCAAGGTGAAACAATGATATTCCAAAGGGTAGAGGGCATGTTCCCCGATTGTGATAGGGTAGTGCCTACGGTTACAAGTGATAGCGGTATTGAACCTAGCACGTATAACCCTGAATACATACAAGCATTCTACGATTGTGCAAAGGACTTAGGTTCAAGCTGCAAAGGTGTTACCGTTCAAATTAAGCAACGGGGTAACGATAGCGGCATTGTCAATATTGACAGTGAACCGTTATTTGTAGGGATTATCATGCCTATGCGAGAGCACAATAGCGTCAACGTGCCTACATGGTGCTCACGGCCTAAGGTTGCAGCAACTGAATCAGTAGCGGCCTAAGTGATACCCCTAAGCCTATTCAGTAGGTTTAGGGATTATCATTCGATAATCACATAATCAACTTGAAAGGTTAGTAACCATGATTCAACCCTCTGACTTCACCAAAATCAAGCATGACGTTAATGGCAACCCTCGCCATGTCTTGCACTTCATTCATATTTCAAGAAATTATGATGAAGCCCTTTTTATATGCAAAAAACTAGGCGGCAAGAAATTCCACAATAAACAGTATGGCGGTGGCATTGTGTTCCAAGAATACACAGGCTGTTTGGATAACCTTTGCGAGCGTTTAAACGCACTGATTCAGCCCGAAATTAACGATGATGAAACCTATGACGAATTTGGAGTAAACACTAAAAACTCATTCAATACAGAGGTGTCAGCATGAATAAGCCCCTTGAATGGAAAGAATTATGGGATGCAATGGACGCAAACCCTGACGCATGGATACCTACTACCGAAGCCATGTATTGGCAGATGTTAGAAGTATTACCGCCCATAAAAATGCTAGGGCAAAATTTCCTAGTAGGCGAGGCCAACGACCATAACGAGAATGGCGAGGCAGTTTATGCATGTTTCACCAAGCATGGCGACACGTATAAGGCCAAGCATTTGACCGTAAAAGAATTTATGGCAGAGCATGGCTACATACCCGCAAAAGAACTTAGATAACCCCTTGTAGGGGCTTGTATGCCCCTTTTTTTAACCTTTGAAGGATAGTATCCATGTCACACACCACAATGAACCCTTGGAATGTAGATTTTGATTTTGAAGATGATAGCTTTTACCGTATCACGGGCGAAGATGAACGGGATGACGATATAAGCCCCATTTTCACCGTTGCCCTTGTAAACCGTAATTTTGGCAGCGAATCGGTAGCAAATGTCCGAATGATGGCAGCAGCCCCCGACATGCTTGATTTGCTCTACACGTGCCTACCATACGTGGAAGATGCCGCAGATGACCCCTGTTATAAGCCCCATGTCGTTAAAGCCTTAGAAGCCCGTATAAAAGCCCTTTTAACCCTTATTGATAAAGGATAAGCCCCATGAAAACATACAAAGTATTAGCCTCTTATCGCACCTTTGTTTATGCCCTTGTTAAGGCCGAAGATGAAGACCAAGCCTACGATATAGCCCGTGATATGGATGGTGGAGATTTTGAGAGGGCTAAAGGTGATGACCTCTCAGACTGGTCAATAGATGACGTTGAAGAGGTAGCCCCATGAATGAATTAACCGAATTCGACAAAGCCTTTTTATTGGCATACAAGCATGTCAATGAATGCCCCGATTATGTAGCCTTGGCTTTTGTCAATGCGAAAACAGACAAGCAGCAAGATGACTTTTATAAGAGTCATTCAGAATACTATTCCCACCTGATGGACACCTATTCCACGTTTTCCGCTGGTTTTGAATATGCCCAAAAATTGAAAGGATAGCCCCCATGAAACATACAGAAATATGGTTCGGAGACATGACTCATGGTGAATTCTGTGTATCAGATGATGATTCTGAGCAGATGGTCATTGTCCACAGCATAGACGAGAAATCCATTATGAACCCTGATGATGTAGATGAATACATGCTTTGTCAGGGATACGACAGCTACCTTATTCCCGAAGAATATAAGGGTGCTATTGTATTTTCAACCCATTTTTTTAAAGGATTAGCCCCATGATAAAAGCCCCAACCCCCCACAATGACACTACACGCATGTATCCACGCACCCTACGGGAGGCTTTCCCATCTAGCCCCCAGTGGCAGGAAGAGCCCCCAATAGCTGACAGGGTAGTGATATACCTTGGCTGCTTTGTGGCAGGGTATTTGACAGCCCTTATCACTACGGGAAATTAAAAGTAAGTAAGCACTAACTATTATTAAAACTGTATGAATGAACAGTATATAGTTAGGGTAAACACCTATATACTATGATGGTTATATGTGTATAATATTAGGTGTAGAGATAGTTCTACACCATTGTTCTTTAAACATGAAAGGAAGTTCCTATGAAACAAGTATATGTTGGTCAACTTGTTGTTGTTAATGATTTGCCTGATGCTACCCTTTACAGGGTTGTTGAGTTAGCTGGCAAGTTCAATGTTGGTTTGATTGACTCAGGTATTGAGAAAAAATACCCTAACCAAAGAGTTCAATGGATTGACAAGAGTTGCCTAGAAGCCCCAACTCAAAAACAATTAGCTCAAATAGCCTGACAGTAGGGGGGTTAACAGCCCCCCTATTGACAAGCCCTAGAAAGCCCCATAATATGCAAGCCGTTGTCGTAGCACACAACCAAATGAAGCCGCTTACACATGCGTTCTGGCCTCTGGGGATTCTCAGAGGGTGCTACCCGAATGCAGTTGTAAGTGGCTTTTTTTATTGTTCTACGTCAACCGTACCCCTCACGATAGTAAGCACCCATGACTGTGGTGGCGAGGGAGGAAAGCGGTTCACCTTGACCCAAGGGGGACGGGTGCACGAGGGTTCTGCCCCAAGTGATAAACGACCATGTAGGCTGATAGTCAACCGTGGCAACTACGGAATAGTTGGGTCGATAAATAAAGCAGCAGAACTGTATACGGGTGTATGCCCCATACAGGACAGCCCCAAGGCTGAAAGTAGGACATTGACTAATCATCATCCCTACCGTAGCCCTTGTATTGTCTAAAGGAAACACACACATGAACAAACAAGAAGCCAACATCATCCTCAATCAAGTCAGAGAGGGACTGCTGCACCCTCAGTCAGTCATCATTAAAGCCCTAACAATCACTGGAGACATACATGCTAGATGCACTAATTTGGAGTCTGATTCTTTTACTGGGACTGATGGTAGGGATAGCCCCTTTCCTCTTCCTAGTGCTTTACAAATTTCATAAGGAAAACCCCCATGATTAGTAGAGTTATCTTCCTGTGTTCGGTGATTGGGTTCACCACTAGCAACCTGCTGCCAGTTAAGCAAGAACCAGTAAAGCCCCCAACCCTTGCACAGCTACAAGCTAGAGCTAAATACAACTCTCTAGCCAATGTGTGCAACAGTAAGAGAAAAGCTAAGACAAACAAAAATCTTTGTAGGAGGATAAATAAACACTTGACATCATCTAATTAACTGTGCATATAATCTAATCCCAATTAACTGAAAGGTTCGTGACCATGACAAAGTTCTGCGTGAATTGCAAACACTGTTTGCCCTCAGAGGCTAGACCCCTAGACCCTGAATACTCTAGATGCGGGTTTGAACACCCTCTATCCTACGTTACAGGCAATTTAAAGCCTGTAGGTGACCTTCCCTTCTGTAGCGGTGAACGTGCCCTTAACGGACGCTGTAGCCCTCTTGCCAACTACTGGGAAGCTGCTGACATAACCTGGTCAGAAGAAGTAGAGTTAATGAAAGGAAACACATTATGAGTGACTTTTCTGCAACAACCCGCAACTCTGCTATTTGGTCGGGTGACTCTCGCAAGGTAGCCAATGGCAAAGCTAACGAGGTAATCCTGACGAAGCAAGGCAAGATGCCTATACCTGACCTGTCTGACATAGAAGCTGTACAGATGGGACATGTTTTAGAACCAGTAATTGGCAGACTCGCACAAGCCAAGCTAGGTACAGAGTTAGTCAAGATTGAGGAGAGTCTCACCCATGCCAAACACCCTTGGTTCAAGTCTCATTTTGACTTTGCTGGCAAGCAAGGCGGTAAGAGTTTCCTCGTTGAAGCTAAGAACTACAACGCTAGTGTTAGGTCTAAGTTTGATGTTAGTGGCATCGCACCCCCTGCGGATGTGGCGCAACTGGTACACGAAGCTGCTGTATATGGTGTCGATTTGGTTTATCTCGCCATACTGTTCGGAGGTCAGGAGTTTCTCCTCATTCCATTTACTATCACAGATGAACAAAAGGAAGACCTTATCAAACAGATGGCAGTCGTGTGGGGTCATGCACAAGCAGGGACAACTCTTCCCCCCGAAGACTTAGAGCAAGTCAAGCTGCTGTACCCACAAGGCTTAGAAGAGGTCAAGACAGCCTCTGCAAGCGTTGAGCAAGCCTGTCTAGCCCTGAGTCAAGTCAAGGCTCAAATTAAGCTTCTAGAGGCTCAGGAAGAGCAGTATCAAACCTTGGTAGCAGGGTATATGGGGGATGCCTCTGTGCTGTCCAACATAGAGGGGCAAGTTCTTGCCACTTGGAAGAATGCAAAGCCAAGTATCAAGTTCGATAGCAAGCTTTTCCAAGAAGCCATGCCTGACATTCACAAGCAGTTTATGCGTGAGATGGCTGGTTCTCGTAGATTCCTTTTAAAGTGAGGTTCACAATGTTTTTTAAATCAGAAAGCAAACGTATAGCAGAGTTGGAAGGCAAGATAAATAATTTATCTCAAATCCTAGATGCACATGGCAAGTTAATCCGCTCTATGGTAGATGCCTACAAGCACTCTAAGTATGGTGTTAAAGCTGATGGCACACCACGCAAGAAGCCAGGCAGACCAAGAAAGGTGGTGGTATGAAAGCCTATCCCTACATGCACAAACACCCTACAAGCGGTCAAACAACCATATCAGAAGGTATGGATTTGAGAGACTGGTTTGCAGGTCTGGTTTTGCAAGGAATTTATGCAAAAGGTAATTTTCCAACAGGAATAATGTTTGATACAGCAAAAGAAGCCTACGCAATAGCAGACGAAATGATGAAAGCAAGAAAGGAAGTTCCCAATGAGTAATATCGTACCTTTGCAAGACATTCAGCACATGGCAGAAGTTGCTGCCAGTTCCAAGATGTTTGGGTTTAAGAACCCACAAGAGGCTATGGCAATCATGTTGCTATGCCAAGCAGAAGGCTTACACCCCGCCATCGCTATGCGTGACTTTCACGTTATCCAAGGTCGCCCTGCCCTGAAAGCAGACGCTATGCTGGCTCGCTTCCAACAAGCGGGTGGTTCTGTGACATGGAAGGAATACACAAATGATGCCGTTACGGGTCTATTCACGCATCCGCAAGGAGGCTCTCTTGAAGTCACATGGACTCTCAAGCAAGCGAAAGAAATTGGCATCGCCAGCAAAGATAACTGGAAGAACTATCCAAGAGCAATGTTGCGAGCGAGGGTCATTAGCGAAGGAATACGAGCTGTATTCCCAGGGTGTGTGGTCGGTGTCTACACACCTGAAGAGGTTGCGGACTTTGCGCCAGCACAAACGGTCAAACATATGGGCAATGTCGAGCGGGTGGAAGATGTACATGAGGTTGCACTTGCTGAGACTGAGGAGGAAGGTGCGTTCCCTCTCTTTGTCCCTGGCACTGACGAACCCTACAAACGCTATGCAACACCCGAAGATTGGATAACAGGCTATGCCGACATGGTTTCCCGCATTATTTCGTCAACGAAAATCCCTGTGGAGGAAAAGGCAGGTAAGTTTGAACGACTCTCAGAATGCAACAAGTCCGTTACAGAAGGATTTGGAACAGAACACAGAGTCAAACTCAAAGCTGCCATTGTCACAGTTGGAGGAACAGTCAGCCCAAAGCCCGACAAGTCCCAGTCACCTCCCGATATGGGACTCAGCGAATGAATATTCTGACTCACCTTCAAAGCGGTGGTAGCTTGACACCGAGAGATGCGTTAAACATGTTTGGGAGTTTCCGACTTGCAGCACATATTGAAAGTTTGCGGAAAGACGGACACAGAATCTTTACGCACATGGTTAATGAAAACGGCAAGAAGTACGCCAAGTACACATACACACGAAAGGAATGAAATGGCGACAAACAATGCACACAAAGAAATGCCTGGCAGTGGTGTCATGTACTGGGAAGATGAAGAGATGCGTAAGTCCCCGAAAGGGCCTGACTTCAAAGGCTTTATCGTCCTAGAGATGGACTACAAAGCGGGTGAAAAGCTGAAGATTGCTGCATGGCAAAAGCCAACAAGCCGAGGGAATAGCCTGTTAGCTTTGAAAGAAGATAACTGGTCTAAGAAAAAGCGTGAGGAAGAGCGGCAAGACAAAGAGGTAACTCCTAACTATGCTCGCAAGACCTATCCCTCAAAAGATAATGACGATTCTATTCCATTCTGATTTAAAAGGGATATAATGCCGCATGGAGGTGCGGTATGAAAGTCTGTTTTAAATGCAAGACCGAGAAGCCATTAGCTGAGTTTTACAAGCATTCAGCTATGGCTGATGGTCATCTCAACAAATGCAAAGAATGCACTAAGTTTGATTCAAACAAACATAGGGCAGAAAACCTAGAAAGGATAAGAGAATATGACCGAAGAAGAGCTGAACTCCCTGAGAGAAAAAGACATAACGCAGTGGTTAATAAAGCATGGCGAGCAGAGGATGCTAGAAGGCAGCGAGCGCATTCCAAAGTTAGTTGGGCTATCCGCACGGGAACTCTTGAGCGCAGACCTTGTTGCCGTTGCGGAAGCGAAAAGACATTGGCACACCACGAAGACTACGACAAGCCATTAGACGTTATGTGGCTATGTCAACCTTGCCATAAACAACGACACAAAGAGTTGAAAGAAGAGTTTTAATGGCGACAAAGGTTTCACCCACACAGCGTAGCTTGGCTCACTTGCGTGAGTTGGGCTACCACGTTGAAATAGTTGAGAAGTGGAACAGTTTCACTAAGCAGCGAAAAGACCTGTGGGGGTGGGCAGACCTTCTTGCTATCAGGAAGGGTGAGGTACTGGCAGTGCAAGTTACCGCTTCTGCTGTCAGTGACCGCATAAAGAAGATTATGGCCTCTGACACTCTAGCATTGGTTAGAGATTCAGGCATAAGGATTGAAGTACACGGCTGGCGCAAGTCAGCAAAGACCAACAAATATGTTTTAAGAATTGAGGATATATCGTGAGTGAAGTTCAACAAGCACAACAAATTCAAATGAGTCCAGACTCTCTTGCCAAGGCTCAAAACAGTATCAATTACTCTATTAACTTGGTCAACATGTCGCTGCAACAACTGTGGAACATTGCCTACCAAGCTGGCTTTGAAGACGCACAAGCAATTATGAAGACAGACAGGGGTCAACAACAATGAGTAAAGCACATATCTTTGTAGCCACACCTATGTATGGCGGCATGACCACAGGCTACTACTGTCAGTCACTGGTCAACATGACTGCTGTTATGCGAGCCAACGACATAGATATGTCCTTCTCTTGTATGTTTAATGAGAGTCTTATCCAGCGTGGGCGTAACGCTCTTGCACATGGCTTTCTGAACAAGAAGGAAGCTACGCATTTAATGTTTATTGACGCAGATATTAAGTGGAATCCTGCTGACATCGTGCCTATGATTGAGGCAGACAAAGACATTATTTGTGGTATTTACCCCAAGAAAGAAATCAACTGGCATGAGGTAGAAAAGGCTGTCAAAGAAGGTGTTCCTGTTGACAAACTCAAGACCCGTACAGGTAGCCTGGTGGTTAACCTTAAAGACTATCAGGGCACAGTCACAGTACCAGCACACGAACCTGTAGAAATTTTTAATGGCGGGACAGGGTTTATGCTTATCAAGCGTGAGTGCTTGGAAGACCTAGCAACCAAGATGGCAAGCTATACCAATGACGTTACCTTCCTGTCAGGCGAAATAAAGCAAGACAAGATTGTGGAATTCTTTGCCTGTGCTATTGAAGAAGGTGTGAACAGATTGTTGTCAGAAGACTACTATTTCTGTCAGGAAGCACGTAGGCATGGCTACAAGATTTACGCTGCTCCGTGGGTGGTTCTAGGGCATTTTGGAAGCTATCTCTTTGAGGGTGGCTTGATACCTGCGCCGTGACCATCTCTCTTGACCTTGGGTGCGGTGAAACCATCCGCAATCCCTACCAAGCCTTGAAGGTGATAGGACTTGATATTCAGGACGCTGACCTGGCTATTGAGCCTATCCCCCATCCTGATGACCACTTTGACTTTGTAACTGCTTACGACTTTCTAGAACACATCCCTAGATTGCTGTATGTCCCACAACGTAGATACCCGTTTGTGGAACTGATGTCAGAGGTTTGGCGGGTCATGAAGGTGGGCGGTAAGTTCTTGTCCTCAACACCAGCGTTTCCACATGCGCCAGCATTCCAAGACCCAACCCATGTCAACATCATCACTCCTCTGACCTTTGCAGAGTATTTTGATGACGAGAAGACTTGGGCAAAGATGTACGGATTTAAGGGAAAGTTTCACATCAACAACATGCGATACCACGGACCTCACCTGATAGCAGAATTAGAGAAAGTCAGCGTTTAGCAGTCCGTGCGCTTCTGACAAATGCTTCTTTGGTAGGGTAACCCGCTTGACCCTTACGCTTGGGCGGCAGTCCCGCTGCTCTGCGTTGATTAATGTTGAAGTACAAGCCACGTTGGGCTTTAGGTGTGTATGCCATTATCTGCAACCCCATCTCTTTCTTGCTGCTTTACCACGCTCGCCAGTCCATCCACTGCTTCTAGCACAGAAAGACTTTTGACGAGGGCCTGATTTTGTAGGTGCTTTCAGGTTGCTACCTGTCGCCCTGTTTGCCTTTGCTCTACCTTTGGCAGTTAACCCGCCACCCGCTTTGACAGAAAGTTTCTCGCCTCTTCCTACGGACAGGTTTGGAAACTTCTTTCTCATCCTACATTCCTCTCAAAATGGGGGCAGTCAACAAGAGACTTAAAGTTACCTCCCCACCTGTTCTTGGGGTGCAAGGACTCCCAATATGCACCTAGCGGGGCAAGTATGCCTTTGTCCCAGATTATCTTTGAGTCTTTGAAGAAGTTCAAGTCTATAGCACAGCGTTTCAAGTGAATGGAGTTCATGGTCTTGGAACGACCTGTCTTAAAATAAATAGCCTGTTGTTCAGGTGTTCGGGCAAGTTCCCCACCTGTAACGACAAACCCTTGTTCTGTAGCGTAAGTAATCAACTTACACATGTCTAGCAAGAATGCTGCTTGTTCTGTGTTTAAGCTCATTTTTCTTCTCCATCTGTTTCGCCGTGGGACAGTTTTACGCCAGCCAATAAGCCAATAAAGCCGCCCACAATGGTTTGAAATGCAGGGCTAATAAGTTTAAATATTTCAGCGTTATCCACAAGTGGGTCAAACAAGCCAGCCATTAGAACGCCAACCATCCCAACAACAACAATGCACAAGGTAAAACTGACCATTAAGGTAACAAGGAAAGTTAGTTTGGCTTTCATTTTTTCCTCATGTCTGCAAGTTTTTCAATTGTGCGCCCACCAAAGTAAGCACCCATGATTAGCATTCCCCAGTTTCCCAGCAGGGTCACATAGGATTCATTGGCGTTGTAACCGTAGGCACTCATTAAGGCAAACAAGAAATAGCCCAAAAAGATGGCTATAAGGGACATGGGGCGTATGTTCTTGGACAACCATGAGTCGCTACTCATATCCGCTTCCCACCTATCCGTGATGTTGTCGGCATCATTCTGTGCGGCTTTTGCCAACAAATCCAACTCAGCCAACTCCATTTTGGCTTTTTCAATACCAAGTTCAAGTAGGCGTTCCTCATGCTCAAACTGCAACTGGCGCAGCTTGGATACATCTTCAGAAGTGGGCGAGTCAGGAATCTTGACTCCAAGGGTTTTCTCCACCACTTCCTTGCCTTTGGCTTGGATTGCGCTGGACAGTAAACCTAGACCGTTTTCGGCTAGGCTACCAAGAAGGGAAGCTACGATAGGTAACATCTGATTTCTTCTCCAATTGAATTTTGATATCTACACAAATTGCTTGAACCGTCCTACCCAGTTTGATAAGTTCACTCTTTTGTTGTGTGATTTCTTGCTCACACTTTTTTTCGTCCAGCGTATAAATCTCTGACTGAAAAAATGCACATTCCAACCCAATGCAAATATACAGGAGAGGAATATATATTGTCATTCTTTTTCCTCTGCCTTATTGATGAGCCTTTGCATTACCGCTTGCTGACGCTTAGTCTCTTGCTTGGCCTCCAAAATGTCAAGATACATCAACCCAATGATTGGCAGCAACAACCCAAAAACCACCACCATACTGAGAAAAGCGATTAAGAACCCCACTTGGCTATCCTCATTTGGCGCAGGGCTAGGAACAGGAGGTGGAGGTATATAGTAACTATCATCACGGCTCCTATTATTAGAGCTTTGTCTTGAAGATTGTTTAGCATTTGCTTTCGTTGCCACAACGCTCTCCTATCCTTGGCTTCTTGCTCTAGCCTATCCTTTTCCTCTTCTTCCCGCAGTCTTGCATATTCTTCCTCAAACCTGGTCCACACCGCACCCAAGGCAGGGTCTACATGATAGATAAGAAACTCACGTAGTTCAACAGCTTGACGCTCTAACTCTATTTGGTTAAAGACATTTTCTAAGGCTTGTGCCTTTAAGGATTTATTCTTGGGAGGGTTACGTTTTTGCTCCTCCGCTTCCTTCTTTACCTCTTCATGCGCTTCAAAGAACTGCCCTATGTAACCAGATATTTCCTTGGTTATCTTGTGCAGTTCCCCACCAGTCTGCTTGATGTCTTTATAAAGCGCAACCCCTTGCTTTATTGCCGCTATAGCACCTAGAGCAAGGGTGAACGGGTCAATTTACAACCCCTCACCTGGGGTCACATAAACCTCTGGAGTCCCAGTTTCAGACACAAAGGTCACATAAACAGGCGCAGTATTTGTTGATTGTGGGCCAGTAACAACCATGACGGTATCTGGTGGAACAATCACAGAATAGCTTGGAGAACCATTAGCTGGCAACGCTACGTTAGCAGTAGCACTGTTACTGATGCGAACATATACAGGCAAGCCAGCACCACCAGTAGGTTCATGGCTAACCAACATATATTGTTGTACAGGGCTGTCTGAATACAAAGTTAATTGCTGAATTGTTGTAGCAGCATTTAACTTGTATGTTTTGCCCATAGGCTGAAAAGCAATGTTATTTGCCATCAGTAGACCTTTCCACCGCCACCAGATGTTGGAGATTCTTTGCGAGTGAAGTAATCGTTAGGCACGTTGTTTTTAAAGTTCCACACAGCTTGGAAGCCACCTGCGGGGAGTTTGCCAGGCGTAAATTCACCAGGCACACACATTTTGTTCTGTGTGATACCAGTGCCTACTTGAGCCTGTACTTTAGTTGTTTTGACTTTCGGAATCATTTCCATGTTTTTTCTCCTTTATCCTCACTAACAGATAGCTGAATATTACATAAATTGCAAGAGTTGTCACCCTCTCCCATTTTGGTTCCCACATCACCCAACAACCCAGACCAAATGACGTGAGCAGAGCAAGTATGGTAATTAAGCGGTCTGAGATGACCCCTAACGCTAGACGAATGATTGCGGTTGCTTCCATGATTCTCCCTGTTTAATAACGGAATAACCATATTATCATGTATCCTCGTCATCGTCACCAAATAACCCTGCGCCATACCCTTCATCAGCATCCTTCATTTTCAGAGCCTCTAGCTTCAGGGCACGGTCAATGATTTTTGCTTTGTCCGTCAGGGTAGCAGTAGGGTCAACCATTACTTGAGCAAGCAGTTCGTTAATTGCTTTCTCTAGTGCAGGGTTGATACCCTTCTCAGCCTTCTTCCTGCTCATCGCTTCATCTTGCGGGGAGTGGTGCGGGTCATGGGCTTGGCTTGTTGTTTCATCATCATGCGGTTGTAGTCCTCAGAAGCACGAGCCTCATTCTCACCACCTTGGCGAGCCATGCGGTCAATATCAGCTTGAGTGGCTTTACCCATAGATTGTTTGCCGTATTCTTTATTCATCATTTTCTAGCCTTTCTTTTGACTTTTCGTGCCGTTGTGAGTGCAATAGCAATCGCTTGCTTTTGCGGTTTACCCGCCTTCATCTCTCTGCGAATGTTGGCAGAAATGGTTTTCTGACTACTACCTTGTTTAAGTGGCATCTCAATCTCCTCTTACGGTTTCATAAATTCCGCCAACTGTTCTTGGGACTGCATACCCCAAGATAGCATTGTTAATTAATCTTTGAGTGAATGACATCTTGTCTGCCAATGAAGCAGGGGCAACATAGATTTCGTTCAGCTTTGAGGCAATAGCATCTGTTTGGGCTTTGTCCATCAATCCATACTTAGTCAATCTGTTACTTACGTACTTCCAATCGTCTATTGCTCCCTTTAAGCTACTACCTGCTTTATCGGCAATAACCTGACCAATAGCTTTAGCAAACTTTGCTTTGCCATCAGTCTCTGCCAAAACAATACGAGACATTTCTTCCCACTCAGCATCCTTTTTATTAAAAACGATGTCTCTCAAACGAGCGGGGTCTGTTGTTTCAGCAAGAATAATTTTTGCTTTGTCTTCTGCGGCTTGCCTTACTGCTGCCGCTTCTTTTCCAGCTTGAGTTGTAACTGCTTCTGCTTCTTCTCTAGAAGCAGCTTTAATTTTAGATGCCGTTTTCTTTTGTCCCTTTAACCCTAATGCTGCGTCTTTTATTCGTTGTTGCTCAACTTGTGCAACCTGTTTCTCAGCTTCAGACATGATTTTGGGTGTTTGTTTTGTCAGCATGCCTGGCAAACCTTCTGCCTCTGTACGTAAAGCAGTAGCAAGTTTTCCTCTTGCTCCACCAAATCCTTCAGCTCTAGCAAGGTTGGCAGCATATGACTGAAGTTTTGCACCCAAGTCAGACAAGGATGGGTGAGACAAGAAGTCTTTATTCTTTGCTTGACCTAACCAAGAACTTACTTGTTGAGCATTCATTCCTCTAATTTGACCAGCAACATAGTCACCAGCAGTCTGTCTTACCAAACGCTCATCACCTGTTAAGTTAATTAACTTGTCAACACCTGTTCTGTTAGCAAAGAAAACATTTGCTAATTCAGCAGGTGACTTTAAAACATCTGCCGTGCCTTGCTCTATCTCAGTTAGAGATTTACCTGCTTTTGTCTCAAACTGCTCTAAACGCTTAGTAGCTTGTGCCCAGTTGTCTTGCAAGGCTTTACGCTCTACTTGACCAACATAATCCTCTTGCAACTTCTTTAGCAAGCCATAAACATTTTGTTGAACTTGGCCTCTGACTGCTTCATAGCCTTCAGGTGGGTTCTTAAATACAGTTCCAGCAAACCTACGAGCATCATCAGCAGCTTCAAAAGATGAGCGGAAAATTCTGTAAAACCTTTCTCCATCTTGTTGCACAGGTAATCCAAGACTTGATGCAACTTCTGCTTCTTTTTTTGTTAACTCATATCGTTGGTCAATCACAGAGTCCCGAATGCGCTTGTAAAAAGCAAGCACACCAGGGTCTGTAACTCTACGAACTGTTGGTGATGTAACTGGGTCAAAAGGTCTTGTAAGCGTCTCTAGCTGTTTGTATGAATCCATGTCAGACAGCTTGATACCTTTATTTTCATTTGCCGCAACAATTTTTGCTTGTTCTTGACGCAAAGTGTTATCAAGCGCATCTCTTTCTTTAATGATGGCTTTTTGCCTTGCCAAGGTTGTTTGTTGTACAGGCGTAAAAACATCTGTTAATGGTTTATCTTGTCCAATGGTTTTTATCTCGCCTTGAGCTTTGCCAATGTTCTGCTCACTTCTTTGTCTTAACTCACCTGATTTCTGTCTGAGATTTGCAATCTGAGTGCGAGTTTGCTTCTCAAGTTGTTGTACTTGAGCTTGCGCTTTAGTCAGAATATCTTTTGCATCTATCTCGGCAATCTGTCGGATAGCAGGACTGTATGACCTTGCTCTAGCTCTAATTTCATCTGCACGTTTTGCTGCGTCATCCAAGATTCTTTTTGATTGATTAGCAGCAAATGCTTCTATTGCGTTGGCATCTGTTGCCGCTGTACTACGCAATCGGGCAACATCCTTCTTCAGCATTTCAACAATTTCTTTTTCTGCTTCTATGCTGTTTTGACCACCACGAATGTCATCTAGCTTCTTTTGGATGAACGCACGTTGTTCTGCTGAAAGATTTGGTGCAGCAACACCTTGTTCTTGCAATAGCTGTCCTACAGTCCTGCCTGTAGAAAATCCAGGCATTCCCATTTTTGTGCCTAAAGCGGCAATCAATCCACCTGTCTTTGTGCCTAAGTATTGAACAGGAATAGGGCCAAGGGTACTAGCTGTCAGTCGAGTTAACTCAGCACCAAGACCAGGGCCGTATTGAGATTCATAAACTTGACCAGCAGTCTCACCAGTTACACCACCAACAACACCTGTTGCCATTGCCGCAGGGCGTGATGATTTCATGGCTGTGCCAGCTAACTCTAAACCCGTACCCACATACTTTGCTGCTCTTCCAACAGGGCCAGGCAAATATTGGCCTTTTTGTATAACCTTACCTATTGTTTGCGCCGCTTCAGGAAACACGCTACCAGCAATACCGCCTATCAAACCTTGACGGCCTACTTCAAGACCTTGGTCAATTATGTTTTTTTGGGGCTTGTCTTCTGCATAAATTTGTTGAGGTACAGGTAAGCCAGATATGTCTTGTGCGTTAGGCGTGGGCAAGTCAGAAAAGTTTTCCCGTGTAGGGACTGGAAGGTCACTGATGTCTTCATCCATTATTGATACCCCTGCGATTTCAAATAAGACGTGGCTTCATTTACATTCCCGCCAAAATTCTTGTCAGCATATGCTTTCAATTTTTCTTGTGAAGGCATGGGTTTTTGTTGCTGTGCTTGTGGCTCCATACTTACATTTGGAACAATTTGAGGTTGTGTCAAAAGTTGTTCCATTTTCTTTCCTAATGGCTTTCTGTTTGCTTTTAATACATTCAAAGTGTCTTCCACACTGAACGGAACAGTTTTATTAATTCTTTCAATATTTGTAACATTGTTTTGTTTTTGACCAGGCGTTGCTCCTGGCATTTCAGCATGTACTTTTATGCCTGTTTCAATCTCTTGTTTAACACGGGCAAGATAAATTGCCATGTTAATAGCGTCATCACCCTCTCTTGGTTTAAGTGCGCTAAAACTTGCTATTGCTCCTCTTGTTGAACCATTAGCAAGACCTTGTGCTTCTAACCTAGCAAGGGCAGCATCTAAGCTGTTTGCTATTTGTTCAAACGCTCGTTGGTCTTTATTGGTAACTTTTCGTGCCGCAAAAGCAGTAATGTTTCGCAGTACAGTATCTCTGTCTGCGCCTATCATTCCAGCAAAAATAGGAGACTCAGCTACTGCTGGCAGGTTGGTCAAGTTAACCAAATCGTTGGTAGCATTTTCAATGTTGCCATACACACGTGAAGCAAATGTCAAAGCATTTTGACCTTGTTTACCTGGTTGTCCAGCCTTTAACTCTGCTAGTGCCTTTTGTTGTTCTCTAGCAAGCCTTGCTCGCTCATCTGCTCTGCGATTATTTTCATTTGCTAAACGCTCTGCTTGCGCTCTAGCTTTTTCGGCATCTGCTCTAACATCAGCTTTGCCTTGTAAATCATTGGTTAGACTCACAAGAGTGCCCATGTCTTTTTTAATGCCCTGTACACTATTAAGAACAGCAACATCTCCTTGATTTTTACGCATTTCTCTTAACACTGGAGAGTCTGCTTTTGCTAAAGCCATAGTGATTTGTAACTCACCTTGTTCTCTATCAAGTTTTTTCAACTCCATAGCTTCTGACAACTCTTTTTCCAAAGTAGCTATCTTGCTTTGCATAGCTTTGAAGTTTTTGTCAAACTCAACTTGTTCTTTTTTATAAAGGTCTGCTCTACCTTTTTGGTAGCCTTCCAACATACCGTTCATAGAAGACATAGCAAGTTGTGCATTACCTTTGCCGACAACCATGCCAACAATGCTCATAAGAGAAAATATTCCAGCCAAGTCTTGCGTAGTCTCTTTTGTAGGCACAAAAGCCATATTGCCAAATTCTTCTCTAGCAGTGGTCAATGCTGCTCGTTCTGGCAAATTTTTTGCCTCTGTTGCCATACGACCCACTAACTCAGCTTTTTGTTCAGCTTCAAGTGCTTTTTCCTGCCTCTTTGCTTTTTCTATAGCAATCTCGGATTCACCAACTTTTATTTGAGCTTGTGTTTCAGCATCTCGCAATTCACTCAATACAGGGCCAAGCTCTGCTCCACCAATATAGCCAGATGGTGTTGCTTTAGGTTGCGTAAATTGGCTTGTTAGTGGCAAACTAGGCATGCTTGTCATTTGTTTAAGTTCAGGAGTAGCCATTATTGTGTTACTCCATATTGGACAACTGTGGGTGCACCTGCAAGTGTTCTTGCAATGTTTGTGTAGTAGGTGGTGGCTAATTGATTGACGTATCTATCAGCTTCTAATCCTGTTCTGATAGACCCCAAAAGTATTTGGTCACCAATACCTGACAGCTTCAATCCATAATCACTTTGTTGTTGCAATAACTGATTGCGAATAGCTTCTACTCTTGCCGCAGTTTGTTGTGCGCCTACACCGCCACGGGCAGAGGCTGCTTGTGCTGCTTGTGCTTGTACTGTTCTTAACTGTTGCTGTCCTACAGGGGTAAGCTCACCAGCTTGAGCTTGACGTTGTAATTCTGCACCTTGTTGTCTATAAGGAGCGGCAAGTTTTTGTTGTTCTTCTTTTGCCTTTTGCGATTCTTCTCTTGCTTGTCGTGCCTGTCTAGCTCCTAATACAGCTTGCAAACCTCCCAATCCCATACGAGCTAATGTGTCTTCCTTAACACCTAAATATTTTGACAAATCTCTAAACCTATCACCCACAGTTGGTGTTACATCAGCATCTATTTTTTTTGTTGAACCATCAAACCCAAGGGCTGAGTCAGGTCGTTTAGTATATTGTGACTCTACAAAACGGCTATAACCGCCAGGTCTGTCGTCTCTCAGTAAAGATTCAGCGGTTGGAAATACATAAGGAGGTGTTAATTCACTAGATACTTGTTTATCAACAGGAGGCGCAGGAGCATACCGTTGATAATCCACAGAAGCCGCAATGGCATCGGGATTGTATACTGGTGGTGGTGCTGCCTCTGCTCTTACATCTCCAATATCGTAGGCGGTATCTTCTGTAAATCCATAGTTATAGTCATAGGCAGGGGCAAAAGTAGGTACGCCTGTTTCTGCATCAGGTATACCACTACCACCCCTGTCTTTTAAGAATTGAGCTTCTTCAGGAGTAATGTAAGCAAGCATGTGGTTCTCAGGTGCTTTTGCTTGTAGCAAACGAGCAATCTGGCGCACATCTGCACCTACACGGGTCAATTTCTTTAATGTTGCCATATCACACTCCTAGAGCATCTTTAAGTCGCAAAGACTCTTCATTCCACACGTTTGAACGCTTTTTACCAGATTCTTTACCTTCAATTTCACCTGCTCCACTCGTTCCTGTCAAGCCAGTAGTCGTACCTGTTGTCGTAGTCTGTGCAATGCCAACAGAAGGTGCGCCTGGAACTTTAGGGCCAAACCCAAACAATTCAGATAAACCGCCAGCAATAATAGGTCTAGCCAGCATTTCTGTTGTTTTAGAAATAACAGGTTCAGGAGTTTGCGTTACTGTTCTTGGCTCTTTAACGGGTGTAGAACCTGCAATAGATGTATCAAAAGAATCAGGGGTTAGATAATCTGCTCCAGACCTATAAGCAGGTTGCAAACCACCCTCTTCTGTACCTCTGACCCTACCTGTGCTTGGCGTAAATTGTGATGCGTACAAAGTTGAAGATGGGTCAACAGTCAATCCTTGTCCACCACCTGTAGGAACTTTGTCTGTTAATCCTGTGCCGCTTACTTGGGACTGGTCACCCGCAAGGTTCGTTCCTTTGCCTGGCACGGCTTTGATACCTTGTCCAGTTTCAGGAGGGGCAAGAGCGGCTTTTCCTCCTTCTATAACGGCTGTTGTTCCACCAGAAACTACGGCTGATTTCAAGCCAGCGTCCAACGCTTCATCAAAAGATTTACCATTATCCAATTCTCTTAAAGTAGTAGCAGTAGATGCGCCAGCAGCAGAAGCGGCTATTTTTGCAGTTGTAGCAGATGAACCAGCACTTGATGCACTAGAACCAGCATACTCGGCAGCTTTACCTCCTACATAAGCCGTAGCCGCAGAGGAAACTATTTCATCCATATCACCGCCATTAGCGGCAGTAACCGCAGCAGAGGCTAGTTCTGGAGGAACGCCAACAGAAATTAAAGCCACTGTTGCAATAAAAGGCAACGGGTCTTCAGCAATAGCTTCTACTGTTTTTACCGCTCCAGAGACAACTTTTTCTGCTCCAGAAACAACTTTTTGAACTGCTTTTGCTGGGCCACCCATTATTTCACCTCTATGGTTAATTGGTATTCAGTTCTACCTTCTGCGCTAGGGATTTGTTCAACCCTAACAGGTATGTCTGCCGCATTCAAAACACGAGCAATTTGAGAATTGTCTGTTGTGGAAACACCTGTTTTAAATCCAGCAACTTTCATTGCTTGATATAACTCTTTGACAGACTTAACCAACTTGGTTGGCTCATCCACCGTGGAAATATGAAGCTCAACAATGCCTGGCTGCAAGATGTTGTATATCAACAGCGTATTGCCAGAACGCATGATTCTCATTTTTCCAGACTCAATACCAGTCTTTAATCCCCTGTAAATAGAATTAAAGTCACCACCAGACCGACCAACATCTTGTCTCAAGATGTCAAGCATAGGTATGTCATCAGCAACATTTTGCTTTTTTACTTCTTGCATGACATCTGCCATATTAAACTCCTAAAGCTGTTGCTATCTGTTGATGAATAGTCTGGTGTACACCAATCCAATCGTAAAAATCTTCTTCCACATTCCAATCACTGTCCAACAACTGGAAAGGATTATCCAATCCTAAAACACTAGCTAGTCTTTGATGCTCTTGGTTATGCACAAAAAGCCAGTCATCCAAGTTTTCATAGTCGGCATCTGTTAAAGGATACTTCTGCACCGCAATACCATTGTCTCCAAGGATGTCATAGAACAATTGGTGCTGCATCCCATTTTCAAACAAAAACTCTCCCAGTCCGTCCTTGTCACCGAACTTCACGTAGGAAAGAACATCCATGTTCATTTGTCAGCCTTGTTGTCTAGCTTGTCGAAGATTTGTTTGAGGATACTTTTGATTTCAGTGATGTCAGAGCGGTAATCATCTTTTGCCACATACTCTTTAGGAAGTTCATTTATCTTGTCCTCCAGACGTTGAATCTGTTTTGTTGTGTTGTTAAAAACATAGACAGCAAGAAAGCCAGCTATGCTAACTACGGCGTTGAATATTTGTTGGTTGTCCATGTTAGACAGCGTAGTAGGGGACTTTTACTACTGTCCCATTAAGGTTGACTTGCATGAATCCAGCAGGTTGCAGTGGCAGACTTGCTATGCCATATGTTGCAGTTGCAGTTGTGTTTCCTGTGAAATTAAACACAGCAGCGTTGGTAGTCCCACCAATGATGGTGACATTCTCCAGTGTTACGTTGCCTACGTTAGAAACAGTGCTACCAAGGGTCAGGGTAGTGTTACCCAACACCACACTTGAATTCTGTAGGTTGCTGTTACCTATAGCAATGGTGACATTACTTGCGCTTGTCAGTCTGCCTTGCTGGTCTACGGTAAAAGAAGCTACATTGGTAGCTCCTCCGTAAGTACCTATAGTCACAGCAGTGTTTGCGAGAGATACAGTGCCTGTAGACGTTATGGGGCCACCTGTAAGGCCTGTACCTGTAGCTACGTTGCTGACATAGATAATCTCAGAGTTATCTACCTTTTGCCATACAGAGCCGTTAAATACACACCAGTCGCTTACTACCCAATCTGTGATGCCGTTAAGGTTGGTAGAACCAGAAACAGACACAACATAGTAGTCCCCCTTCGTACCTACGCTAGAGGCAAGAGCAGGATTATTGGCGGCAGCATCCCATGTACCCTTGTAATTGAGTGCGCCTATAACATTGAGAGAGGAACTGACTGTTTTTAACATGGTTTACCTCATGAACCATCGCCAGGTGTCACGTATATAGTAGCGTTGCTACTAGCGGTAATGCCTGTGAAATAAGCGTTGGGTACGAAAGATAGAATCTCATCTGTGCCTGGCAACAGTGGAATAGATGTGCCTGTGGTAGTAATGACTGCGGCATTACTGTTTGCACTAGCTCCATCTGAGCCGTAACCTAGAAAGACAGTAACAGAACCAGCATTGATAATGCGGTACTGATTACCACCAAGCGTAGTAGATACGGCTTGTACAGCAGTAGGTGCTGTTGTAGCCGCTAGAAAAGTGACAGTGTTACCTGTCCTTGTAAAGGCTTGAATTCCCATTACCAAGGCACTCCTGTTGCTGTTACTGGTGCTTTCTGTGCGGCAATCTGTGCGGCAAGGCTTGCTTCAATAGCCTCAACATCTAGCTTATCTTTAACCCAAGCAATGACTTGAGCCTCAGTCAATGAGTCGTAAGCAATGAATGTGTCGCCACGTTCAAAGCCTACTGTGCCATAAGAGCCAGCAGAGTGTTCACCGTCCACAGTGTCTACTCTGTAATGGGCAGTGGTTACCAATCCATCAGAGGTTTGGCGGTCGAGTTGTGCGATTGTCCAAGTAGTGGTCATTTTGCTTCCAATGCTGTGATTCGTGCTGTCAGGGCTGTGATGGTGCTAGATTGGTTATCTACCAATGCTTTAAGTTCTTGAATAGCAGAAGTCAAAGTAGCCACCAAGAATGATGTGTCAACGCCCTGGTAAACAGGAACTGTGCGTGTACCCATTACCGCAGGGGTTGTGATATTTCCTTCTTCGTCTTTGACTGCTGGTGTTACTTCGTATTCTTCTTGACGGGTTGCGTCTTTATCGCCTGACACACAATCTGGTTTTACTTGAGCCAATTCATGTGCAATAAAACCTTCGCCATCAGAGCCGTTAATCTTCCACTTATATGTAACGGGTTTTAATTGTGCTACCTTTGCCAGTGCGCCCGTCATTGGGACAATGTTTTCTTTTAGGCGGTAATCAGATGATGTGTTGTAGGCTACATTTGTTCCATTTGTAGATACAGAACCATTTGCATTAGCGTTGTATTTAAATTCAACAATAGTGCCAGTTGAAGTACATCTATTAAAAATAGCAGTGATTGTGCTTTGTGAAGCGGCTGAAATTGGAAAATCCCCTCCGTTATATAAAGCCCAAGCATTTACTCCGCTACCACCAACAGTCCAAGGAGTTGAAGAACCTGAATAAACTCTACCGCTGGAGTCGATACGCATACGTTCTGTATTACCAGCCGTTCTAAAAATCATTGCCCTAGCTGGATGGTTATAAATAACACCGCCATCAATAGCAGAAGTCGGGCTTCCAAAATAAATGGTGCTTTCGTTGGCAGATGGGGCAAGAATTGAAAATGCCGCATTTCCACTATTTTCAACAGTAAGTTTTGATTCTGCGTTTGGGGTTACTCCTGAAGCGCCTGTGTAAACGTGTAATCTAGATTGCGGAGAACTAGTACCAATCCCCACATCACCAGTTCCTTTAAATGTCACGTTTCTTGTTATAGAACCCGCCGCACCATAGCCAAATGTAATGTCTTCACCAACAGCATCACTAGCAAATTCCATAACATTGATGGCGCTGTAATTAGCCATACCAATGTGCCAATTCGTACCTTGGTATAGACTAATCTTGTTACTCACAGATTGAGCAAACGTAAGAGGTGTGTCTGGTGAACTAGTACCTATTCCAACTTGTCCAGAACTATTAATTCTCATAGCCTCCGCACCACCTTCAGCAAAAGCAATGGTGTCAGCGGCAGGGAAGAAGATACCTGTGTTGGTGTCGCCTGTTGTGGTGATGGATGGCGTACCTACTGCGCCAGCGGCAACAGTTACTATATTTGCACTTACATTTCCAGTAACAGTTACATTACCAAGTGATGTTTGGTTACCAGTAACAATAAGCGTGGACACATTTGCAGTTCCACTTACATTAGCTCCAGTAACAGTTACGTTACCACTGCTGATAGTGACGTTAGTGAGCGTCACATTACCAAGACTGGTAGTTGTGTTACCTAGATAGACAGCAGTATTGCCAAGCGTAATCGCAGTGGCAAAGTTGGTATCTAGTTGCGATAACGGAATTGCCGCAGTCGCAGTACCGAAAATATTAGGAACAGCCATGTTAGAACCTCACTCTTAATTCATGTTCAAACTCAATTGTGTTGACAGTTAGCGCAGGGTCTGTGCTAGTGATTGTCAACCCCAAATACTTACCATACTGCTGTGCATCTGACTTGTACAGGGCGTACCCTGAACTTGTCAACCACCCGATAACCTGTGAAGAATTATTAAGCCAAGTAAGCGTGACACCTTGATTGTTAAACCAATTTACTGTGTTGTTTAACACATAAACAGGACTAGAACCACTCTCACTATCCACAGTCACATTAAATGAGCCACCTGTAGTAAGCGTTGCTTCTATACCAAATTTTAATGCTTGTTTGGTGCGAATAGGGTCTTTCATAGGAGACAAAGATGTCTGCATCTCTGAAGAGATATTTGCAGTTGCATCCCCGTACAGCCTAAAAAGAGCCGTATCTGTTACCCCATACAAGTTAATCAACCCACCTACGGGAGCAGAAGACACATATCGCAACGCACCTTGGCTAGTAATAAACCACTTCTTCTCAAAAAACACGCACTGTACAAACCTGTCTCCCGTGGTGGTGGGAAAGCTAGAATTCAAGTAGAAGTTAAATGCGGCACACAGGATGTTGTTGAGCAAGACTTGACCCGCAGTTACAGGCTTGGTGAAGTCTATGTAAGGAAAAATACCGTCAAGTTGGTCAGAAATCTTGCTTGTTGTTGAGCCAACCAGAGCGTATACCCCGTAGTTATTCATAAACAATACAGAGCGGAAGTAAGGGTAAACAGCGTATTTCAGCTTACTACCTACTGACGCAGACACGTTTGTGTTTGTAAATAGAGTGTCGCCCGTGTTTGTAATCCTGACATCAGAAAAGACGTTGATGCTGTCCTCTCCAAAAATATACAGAAAGTTGTTGGCAGATACCATGTTTTGTATATTGCCACGCAAGGTAGAGTCTGTAATTGTCTCTGAACCCGCAGAAATAGAAGTGAAGTCAGTAGGGCTTGAGGCAGAGGAAAAGGTAACTGTACGACCTGTAGCCACCCACACACGACCAGAAAAAGTAGAAACGGCAGCTATTTCTTCTAGATTTGGCACACCGATTACCGTAGCATTTGCATTGCCAGTAGGCGTAGGTGGAGCAGCTATCGTGACTGTAGGTACACTTGTGAAGTTGTTGCCTACATTTGACATGATGACTTGTGTTACCGCATTGCCAAACACAATAGCAGTAGCAGTGGCATTTGCTCCACCGCCACCAGTAATGGTGACAGCAGGAGGAGAAGCAGGGTCATAACCAGAACCACTATTTGTTACTTGTATAAATAACGCACCTTTGGTAAAGGTCAGAAGTTCTGCAATAGCGTTAGCTCCACTACCACCACCACCTGTAATTGTTACGGTAGGGGCAGCGGTATACCCGCTACCACCTTCTGTAATTGAAATAGAGGACACCGCATTTGCTGTAATTGTGGACACCGCCGTTGCCTGTGTCCCGTTTGCCTGGTTAGGTGCAGAGATAGTGACTGCTGGCGCAGAGGTATAACCTGAACCCCTGTTTGTAAGTCCTATTTGACCTACACCACCAACATTAAGTAAGTCAGTGCCATCCCAAGTAAACAGTCCTTTATTGGGGTCACCTATAAATACTTCCTCGTTTTTCCACTGAGCGATAGACACATTTGCAGAGGAGAATGTTCCTGTCACTCCTACATTGCCTACAACGCCTGTATCTATGATTACATACTGTCCTCTACCACTCTCTTGAAAAGCCAACAAATAGTCAGACAATCCAAGATTGGTATTGGTAAGGGTAGAGACTGTATTGCCAAACGATATAGCGTTATTACCGCCATCTTTAACTGTGACTTGAGCAGGAACAATCTTGATGTTGCCAAACCCGATAGGCATAGCATTCTCAATCCATGAGAATTCCTCTTCATCAATAGCTGTTCTATTGGCCTTGGTATTCAGACCTTTAAAGTTCTTATAGACAGCATAAGATTTCTTTTGCTCTGCTGCTGCCATGATTAGAACGTAGAGTAGGGGTCAGGGATTCTGCGTGTGTACACAGAGTTCAACACCGCTTGGATTTGCTTTGCATACTCTTGCTTGTATATCTCAGCTTCTCCATAGCTCTGCTCTTTGTATTTGGCTTTGTAAGCCGCATAAAAAGCTACAGGCGTAGTGTAGGGGTCTTGAATCTGGTCATTAGCACTAGGCGTGTTCAAACTTAACGCAGTAGGCAAGATAGTGCTATCTATCTCAACCACATAGGCTTGGTCTGGAACTGGGCCAATGTAGATAGTGTTTTGTCCGTAAACAGAAAAGCATACGGGTCTACCTACATAGTTTTGCCAGTAACGCAGTTGAGCGTTAAAGTTGGACCAGGGTAAATACCGCAAAGGAATTCGACTGTTACCCCAGTAAACATTGACGTTAAGAATGTCTAGTGTTGTGCCTGTAGCAATATTGGCATAGGGGATGATTTCCGCAGGGCCAGAATACTGCAAGGTGGCAGTTCCATCTGTGAATGGGGTAGAAGGGGGAAAAGTGTATCCAGAAGCAGGATAGGGTGGAGCAGTAGTGCTAAGTACACCGCTAACAGTTACTTCATATATGAAGATGTTGTTGAATACAAACTGACCAGCAGTAACAGTAGCACCCGCAGTCCACACGGTTGCGGGTACACCTGTACTAGAAATTGGGGTGGCAGTTATTTGCAGGGTGCGTAAACACCCTGTATCTCTCGCTACTCGCTCACGGGCATCGTTGATGTAGTCCGTTAGCTCCGAGGTAGACCAGAAGACAGAGTTTGCATCATGCAATAACCGCTGTACTTCCGTGATGTAGGAAGAGAGAGTTGCCATGTTACCTTCATGTTAAGCAACCCTCTGATTGACCTTTCCCCCAACGGATTTCTCAATCCGTAAGGGTACTACGCCAACCGCCGAGGGTAACGAGCGGTTCTTTGTTGGATGCTCTAAAGAAATATCTATTTTCTTCAAAGTTTCCATTGCTTCTTCAAGTTCGCTGTGAAGACGTATCATGCCCAATTGGACTAGATACTTCTCCTTGTCCTCATCTCCGTAACCAATCATGTGTCTAGCAGCAGAAACAGTCAGTTCAACTGTCTTGCCAACAGGGAAATCATAACCAACATAGTTGTACTCAGCGTACAGGTCTTTGTTGGTGTTATTGGTTACATAAACGAGTTCTGTCATAGAGATACAACGTCACCGTACACGTGGACTTCAACCGTGTTGTTTGCAGCAGCCGCTGTGTTAACGCACAAGAACAGAGAACCAGAGTAGATTGTTGTGGCAGTGTTTGCTGTCAGGTTCAAATCTTGATACTTGGTTGTGCCTGTTACGTTTGCTAACACAGTTGCATTTGAAACTGCATTTGCAAGCGCACCATCACTACTTGTTAAAATAGTGACGTTTGCAGCAGCAACAGTTCCGTTTGCTTGAGACACGGTTATACGGCGAACAATGTAGCTTGTACCGATAGCAGGAATTACAGCAACAGCATTACCAGTGCTTCCTAAACCTACAGGAGCAGAGGTAACGGCAATAACATAATTACCAAAACTATCGGGGTAACGAGTTCCTACAGCATTCGAGTTAGCCATGCTATCCCCTTATGTTGTATAAGTGCTGTTTGCGTTGATACCACCATTGATGGTCAATGCAGTAATTGCACCTGCGCCAGCAATAATTGACTGTGCAAATATGTTCACACCATCAGACAAAATCATACCGCCAGTGTTATTGGCGAGAAGAGTTGCGATAGAAGAACCGTTGTTTGCAGTAACAATTACATTGGCTGCGGGAAACAGCATATAAGTACCAGCAGGAATCACTGTGCCAGCGTTAGCGGCAGTCAGAGATACGTTGGAGAAGTACGCACCAGCAGTGTTGGTCGTTGCATTCGCCAGAATGATTTTGTTCATTGCTAAAGCCATGTCTTTTTCTCCTTACAGTGAAAGGTAGTTGTAACCCGTCACCTTGGTCATTGACTTAGGCTTGACGTTCACCAATTCGGCAATCATCAAAACTGCGCCAACATAACCAATTTGCCAGTTAGGAAGAGTGGACTCAAAGCCTGTAAACACAAATGAACCTTGCTCATGGATGTACAGAGACAAGTAGTTAGTGTTCAGGAAGTACACAATACCTTCAGGGCAGTAGGGGTCTGGATAGATAGGTACGCCAGCAACCATCAAAGCACGGAAAGCTGCTTGAGGGCCATTGGTTTCACCGTCAAAACCTGCACCTGGAGTGATAACGTATTGCTCTTGACCAACAAAGTCTTGAGCCAACAGTGTCCAAGTACCAAATCCGCAAACACCAAATGAAGGCATTTCAGCACCGTTTTTAACAGTACCAGAAATGTATTGCAGG